GGCTGGTGCTCATATCTTTTACACATGCTCAAGGGAGCTAAGGAATTGCTAAAGTATATCACTCGCATTGGTGTATCCCTCTCGGTTCTAGTTAACGTAGTGCTAGGGGGTGCAAGTAACCAAACGTTTAGCGCAAGGAATTACCAATGGCAGAAGGATGGTAAACCTAATCTTGTCATTCTTATTGACACCATACTAGGGTTTGATCATTGTCTTATGTGCTGGACATACTGGAAGGTAAGGGAAAACAAATGGTAGACCATAAGCAGCAGAAGCTAAGCGTTCACTCACACCACAGACAAACCATCATGCTTGTTGATGAGTCCGTTGAGCTATACGATGAGGAAGAGCTTGAGGAACAGGATAAGATAGACCATGAGAGTATATTGCATGAGATAGATTCTCATGGTTCTATTACCTGAGTTATCCATAGGTATTACCTATAGGACCCTTGTCAGGGACAAGCCCTATTATATACAGGTTTTACCATCTGTCAACAAGAAAGTGACACAACATGAAGTTTAATTTTGAGATGCAAACGGAAGACCTTGAGGAAGTCCAAGTAGAAGCTGAGGTAACAAACCACGGTGACTTCACATGGGAGACAGGCTATGGTGCGGAGTCAGGGTTCATTGAGATACTTGAGGAGCCTACGTTCTCCTTCTCTGTCAATAGTTTTGAGGACGATCCTTTTCTGTTGACCAACGAGGATGTAGGGTCTATGCAGGGTGTCGCACAAGCAATCTACTGGGATCGGATAGAGTTATGACATGGAGAAGCCACCTAGCTTGCCCTTATGAGGACTGTGGCAGCACAGATGCCTTCAGCTACAACACAGACAGTCAGGCAGGCAGATGCCATAGCTGCGAGAGGCTTTACCCAAGGTCTAAGGATCGCAAGCTGGACTGGGCAGCAGATGAATACCCTACAGACATGCAAACACAAGGAGGATGGGAAGTGCAGACACAAGCAAATGTAACACAGATTAAGCCTGACCCTATTGAGATACTGACACCTGTCTACCGCACAGTGCGTAGCATTAGTGACAGCACGATGAAGTTCTATGGTGTCAAGACATACGTTGATGCCCAAGGCAAAGAGATCAAACAGGACTACGTGTATCCCTCAGGCGGTATCAAGACACGCTTCTTCCCTAAAGAGTTTCGTGCGAAGAACCTTAAGTCCGATGAGCTATTCGGCATGAACCTTTGGAACGCAGGCTCAGGCAAGATCGTGACCATATGTGAGGGTGAGCTTGACGCTATGTCAGCCTATCAGATGTGCATGAACCCTAAGTTTTCATCAGCCTTTGTGTCACTACCCTCAGCCACGCCTAGTGCTAAGCTGTGGATTAACGTAGACAGTTGGCTCAAGTCATTCGATAAGATCATTCTGTCAATCGAACACGATGACCAAGGTAACGCAGTAGCCCAGCGCATAGCTAACCTATACCCTAACAAGGTGTACCGTGTGCAGCATGACAAATACAAGGATGCTAATGAGTTCCTTGAGGCAGGCAAGGCTAAGGATTACTTCAACGCATGGTATAACGCCAAGAAGTATACTCCTGAGAACGTATTGAACACCACAGATCAGTTCATGAAGCTTTACTCTGAGTCAGGTGACCATGTGTCAATTCCTACAGGTATCCAAGACTTCGATGACCTAGCTGTAGGCCTCATGCAGGGTCACTTCACCCTCTTCAAGGCACAGACAGGCATTGGCAAGACTGAGTTCATGCGCTACCTTGAGTATCACATCCTGAGCAATCACCCAGAGATTAAGATTGCGACATGGCACATGGAGGAGACGAAGCTTAGATCACTGCTAGGCCTTGTGTCATACGACTTGGACATGAACGTAACACGTAAGGATTTGATTGAGGAGGCTGACGTAGGCCCAGAGGTTGAGCATTCAATCACTAAGCTTACAAAAGATGAACGTCTGTTTCAGTTCTTCCTTAACGATGAAGACGATCCACTTGACCTGCTAGGACACATACGCTACCTATCACAGGCCTGTGGTGTCAACTATGTATTCTTTGAGCCTATCCAAGACATCGCAGCTAACATGAATGGAGATGAGAGCAAAGAGCAGTTCCTTGCTGACCTAGCGGTTCGTCTGTCTAAGCTTGCGGCTGAGTTAGGTGTAGGCATTGTGACTATCGGACACACAAACGATGATGGTGCTGTCAAGTATTGTCGTATGATTGAGCAACGAGCATCAGTAGTGGTCGAGCTTATACGTGACAAGATGGCTGAGGATATCGACGAACGTAACACAACAAAGCTTTTGGTGACAAAGAACAGGCCAGTAGGGCCAACAGGTTTCGCAGGTCAGCTTAAGTTTAACCCTGAAACATTTGTATTGGAGCAGAAGTATGGCGGATTTTAACCTAGCAGGGACAGTCTTCGGACTGATCTACTTCCTTGGTATTTACCTGCACTATGACCACATCAGAACGATCTTCCATATGTCAAATATGCTAGACAAGATGGATCATGTGAGAGCAATCCTTAACAGTATCTTCTGGCCTGCTATTGTGATCACATACATCTACTTCGAGGTCACCATGCGGGAAGAAGAGGACGAATGAAAAGACTGGCTATGGATATTGAGACAGATAGCTTGGATGCCACACGCATTCACGTTATCTGCACACAGGACATACAGACAGGTGAGCGTAGGCAATACCTGAACACATCACACATACCCGAAGAGAAGGAACGGTTCCTTGGAGACATCAGACCTTATGATTGTTTTGTTCTACATAATGGTATTGGTTTTGATATACCGACGATGAACAGGCTGCTCGGTGAGGGTAGCATCGACATTAAGAAGACCTTAGATACCCTTGTTTTGTCACGACTATTTGACTTCACGATGGACAACAAGGGACATAGCCTTAGGGCTTGGGGTCAACGCTTAGGGGACTTCAAGCTTGACTTCAAGGAGTTCGATATCCTCACACAGGAGATGATCGACTACTGCCATCAAGATGTTGAGGTAACCGTAAAGCTTTTCAAACGTTTCGAGAAGCAGGTTAATGACCCTGACTGGGCTGTAGCTATCCAGTGTGAGCATGACATTCAGATAATCTGTGAGGAGATGACAGCTAACGGTTTCTACTTTGACCACCAGAAGGCTGACCATCTGCTTGATGAGGTTGAGTTACGTATGGCTGAGCTAGAGGAAGGCTTCCAGAAGGACTTCCCACCGAAGCTTGAGGAGCTTAACAGGCTCAAGTATCGCAAGAAGAAGGATGGTTCCCTTATGTCTAACGTTGTCAAGGCACAAGAGAAATACTTCAAGACAACTGTTGACTATTCAGTAGACCCACCTGAGCTTGTCTGTTATGACTGGGTTGAGTTTAACCCTGCGTCACCTAAGATGAGGATTGACAGGCTATGGGAAGCAGGATGGACACCAGTTGATAAAACAAAAGGACACTACGAGTATGACAGAGACCAGCAAAGGAAGAACAGACGAAGAGCGTGGAGATAAGTTCGCTCGCTATGGCTGGACACTATCGGAGATCAACCTTAACACACTACCTGAGGATGCACCTGCTGGTGGTCGTAACCTAGCCCAGTGGCTTACACTTGAGGGACGCAGAAGCTCCCTCGTTGAGTGGCTAGGTCACGTTAAGGATGACAATCGTATTCATGGTAGGTTCACACACATCGGTGCATGGACTGGACGTATGGCACACTCAGCACCTAACCAAGCTAACATCCCATCGGAGTTTCATGGCACACCTAGGTCAGCTGTTGAGGAGGTTAAGCTTGCATACGATGGACAATTCCGTGCCTTGTGGACAGTGCCTGAGGGTTCTTATCTGGTAGGCACTGACGCTGAAGGTATCCAGCTGAGGGTGCTGGCACACCTGATGAACTCAGAGGAATACGTACACGCCATTGTGTCAGGCAAGAAGGAAGACGAGACAGACATCCACAACCTCAATAAGAAAGCATTAGGTATCTCTCATGTCACACGTGATGACGCAAAGACATTCATCTATGCCTTCCTATTGGGTGCAGGCACAGCCAAGGTTGCTGAGATACTCAGGGTCAACCAGAGGGAAGCAGCTGAGGCAGTAGAAAACTTCACGCAGTCTATCGAAGGACTGGCTGACCTTAAGAAGAAGGTAGTTCCTTATGTGGCTAAACGTGGCTGGTTCAAGGGACTGGACGGACGTAAGGTTAAGACACCATCTGAGCACAAGGCTCTGGCTGGTATGCTACAGAACGGTGAGTCAGTGCTTATGAAACACGCAGCTATACAGTGGGTAGCACAGGCTAAGCGAGAGGGCATTGACTTCAAGCTTGTCACATGGCCTCACGATGAATGGCAGACTGAGGTAGCTGGAGGTATGTCAGTAGCTGAGAGACTCGGTGAGATACAGCGTCAGTCTATTGTTGACGCAGGAACTAAGTTTAACCTGATATGCCCTATGGCTGGGTCAACTGACATAGGTAAATCTTGGAGAGACACACACTAATTTAGTGCTTGACACATCAGGTACTAGAGTGTAACACAATTACGATCAGCCAACAAAAGGAGAACCCCCATGGCTAAAGCAAAAACTAAGTACGGTGTATTCGAAGGTGAAGCTTTCTATACACGTGTATTTGAACAGAACATTGACGACAGTGAGTACCACGAGGACACACAGGGTCAGTACAACATGATGTTTGTACCCAAGGATCAGGCTGAGCTTGACAAGATGCTATCCCTTGGCTTCCCTGAGTCATCCATGGGTCACCCAATGGTAAAGCCTATCCAAGCTGCTGACAATCGTCTGGGTATGAAACTCAAACGTAACAACGTAGACAAGACAGGCATTGCTGACTTTGGCGGCGCACCAGTTGTCACCAAGGGTAAGACAAACGACGAGTGGTCCTTCACTGAGGATGGTGCAGTAGGTAACGGATCAAAGGTTCTCGTTAAGCTTTCTATCTACGGTGAGGGTGCTCGTGCTTCTGTACGACTTGAACGTGTAGGTGTCTTGGAGCTTGTGCCTTGGGAAGAAGGTGTTGGCAGTGGCTCAGCTAAAGACAGCTGGTAACTAACACAAGGGGGAGCTTAACGGTTCCCCCTGCTTACATTAAGAGGCTTAAGGAATGACACAGATAACTTCTACTTACATCGACCCCATGGGATCAGACCTTTCAGTAGTCAACGCAGCACGGGTTAGCTTTGGTAAGAAGTCGGAGTGTGAAGAGACACGCTTTGTAGAGATGACTGATTGGTGCGGTGATATGCCTGTCGTAAATGAACGTGACACCAAGCTGATCAAGTACCTCGCTAAGCATAAGCACATCAGCCCCTTCGGTCATGCCTTCGCAAGCTTCCA